GTTGAATTAGATGATTTAGAAGATATAAGCAAAATTACTTTTAGCAAGAAAACTGATAGTAAAGAAAAAATAATAGATTTTATTAAGAGTTCTAAAAATCCATATATGTTTAAATGTAACGGAAAAAAAGTAAAGATAGAGTTTGCTAATACTAATCTTATAGCAGAAGATTCACTTACAAAAACTTTAAAAAATGTATATCAATAAATCAATTCTGCGATTATAAAAATCGCACAGATGAAATAAAATTATCTTCCTTATAAAATTGAGTTGTAATTTGAAAGGAGAGATAGTTATGGATATAAAAGATTATAAAATTGGACTTTATTTAAGAGTAGCACAAAAAGATGATGAGGCAATAGAAAGGCAAAAAGAATTAAATATTTCTTATTGTAAATATAGGAAATATCCTGAAATCAAAAAAATATATGCAGATAATGGATATTCTGGAAGAACGGAAAATAGACCTGCATATAAAAAGATGATAAGAGATATTAGAAATGGAAAAATTAATGTAATTGTTGTTTCTAATATGGATAGATTAACACGACAGCCTATATTTTTTTATCATAAAATAACAGAACTAATTTTAAAGAAACAATTGATAGTTATAAGTATTGCAGAAAGTCCATTAACTGATGAAGAATTATTTAATTTTAGATTTAGAATGTTTCTTATTGAAAAGCAACAAGAATTATTAGAAGAAGAAAGAAAAAATGGAGGTGTTGTATAATGCCTCGTAAAAAGAAAAAATTACAAACTGAAAAAAATATATGGAAAGTAGGTGTCTATTGTAGATTATCATCAGAAGATGGAGATAATGCTGAATCAGATAGTATAGGAAACCAAAGAGAAATAATAGAGTTCTTTCTAAAAAATGAAGAAAATATTGAGATAGTTGATTATTATGCCGATGACGGATATTCTGGCACTACTTTTAATAGACCAGAATTTAAAAGAATGTTTAATGCAATGGTTAATGGTGTAATAAATACTATTATTGTTAAGGATTTATCAAGATTTGGAAGAAATTATATTGAAGTAGGAAATTATATAGAGCAAATATTTCCTTTATATAATGTAAGATTTATTGCTATTAACGATAATGTAGATAGTTATAAAGACCCTAAATCAATAAATAATGTTATTGTACCATTTAAGAATTTAATGAATGATGAGTATGCAAGAGATATTTCTAATAAAGTTAGAAGTGTTCTTATGACTAAATCATTAAACGGAGAATGGGTAGGAGGTACTTGTCCCTATGGATATAAAAAGAATCCAGAAAATATACATCAATTAATTATTGATGAAGAAGAAGCACCTGTTGTAAGAAAAATTTTTAAAATGGCAGTTGATGGATATGGGCATATTAAAATTGCAAAATTTCTAAATGATAATGGTATTTTATGCAGAAAAGAAGTACAAAGAAGAAAAAAATATAAATTGAGTATGAATGCCGAAGAAGTGGAAATTGTTTATCATTGGAGTACATCAACTATTGGGAAAATGGTTACAAGCGAAATATATATAGGTAATTTAGTATGGAATAGAACAGGCTCTGTAAGTTATAAGGATCATAGGCAAATTTATAGACCTAAAAGTGAATGGGTTGTAGTCAAGGGAACTCACGAACGAATAATTAGTGATGAAGATTTTAACAGAGTTCAAGAAATAATTAAAGAAAGAAGTTGTAAGAAGAAAAAGCCAGAAAAATTAACAATATATAAGTATAAAATTAAATGTGCTGATTGTGGTAGAAGTATGTGCAAGATGGAAGATACAAGAGATGGACATATTTGTTCTAACTACTATTGCAGAAATTATAAGACTACTTCGGGTAAATGTACACCTCATAAAATTAGAACAAGTGATTTAGACTCTATGGTAATTGAAAGCATAATAATGCAAATAAAATCTGTTCTTAATATAGAAAAAGCAATTAAAAAAATAAAAGATAATAATTCTATTGATAAAAAAACTGAATATGAAAATATGATTTCAAAATTAAATAACGAAATAGAAAAACTTAAAAGACTAAAAAAATGTTCTTATGAAGATTGGAAATTAAATAAGATAACAAAAGATGAGTTTCTTAATTATTCAAAGGATTATGAACAAAGAATTGATAATTATAGCAATGAAATAAAAATTTATAATTCTAAAATAGAAGCAAGTTTAAAAGATATAAAGGAAGAAGAATATTGGATAGAACATTTTAGAAGAAATAAAAAGGTTAAGTCTTTATCAAGAGAAGTTATAGAAGATTTAATAGATTGTATATATGTTCACGAAGGTGGAGATATAACAATAAGATTTAAATATCAAGATGAATATGAAAGAGTATTAAATGAAATTAAAAATGAAACGGAGGAGATAATGTGAAAAAGTGGAATGTTGCTGCTTATTTAAGACTTTCATCTGATGATGGAGATAAAGCAGAATCAAATAGTATTAGTAATCAAAAAAGTATAATAAAACAATATGCTAAAAGATTTGATGATTTAAAGATAGTTGAATTTTATACTGATGATGGATACTCTGGTACTACTTTTGATAGACCTAACTTTCAAAAAATGATAAATGATATTAAAGATAAGAAAATAGATTGTATTATTGTAAAAGATTTATCAAGACTTGGAAGAAATTATATTGAAGTAGGAAACTATATTGAAAAAGTATTTCCTTTATATAATGTAAGATTTATTGCTATCAATGATAATGTAGATAGTTATAAATACCCCAAATCAGTAAGTAATGTTATCGTTCCGTTTAAAAACTTAATGAATGATGAGTATGCAAGAGATATTTCTAATAAAGTTAGAAGTGTATTAGATAATAAAAAAGCAAATGGACAATTTATTGGCTCATTTGCTCCTTATGGTTATTTAAGAGACCCAAAAGATAAATACAAATTTGTAATTGATAAAGACGCCGCAAAGGTAATAAAGAAAATATTTACTATGATTTTGTCTGGTAAAAGTAAAAAAGATGTTGCAAACGAATTAAATTCATTAGGAGTTTTAACACCTAGAATGCATAAATTAGAAAATGGAACTGCGAAATGTGTTATAAAAGAAACAACTAAAAAATGGAATACTAAAAAAATTGACGAAATTCTAAAAAATAGTACTTATACTGGAGATTTAATACAAGGTGTAAGAAAAAAAGTTAGCCATAAAATTCATAAAAATAAAAGAGTTAATAATGATAATTGGATAGTAGTACCTAATCATCATAAAGCAATAATTACTAAAGATGAGTTTCAAAAAGTACAAGAATTATTATATGAAAGAAATATTAGAGTAACTGCAAAAAATGATTATGATATATTTGCAGGACATTTAAGATGTAGTGAGTGTGGTAATAGTTTAATTATAAGAAAGTCAAAATATCATATATATTATTATTGCAAAACATATTTAAAAGAAAAAAACTGTATATCTAATTCATTTCAAAAAGAAAAATTAGAAAAAATAGTTATAGATTTATTAAATAGTTTTAGAAATAATGTTAGAGATATTGATGAAAAAATAAATGAGATTATAAATCAAAAAGAAATAAGTTATGATATAGATATTATTAAATCTAAAATTGCTAATGTGAATGAAAAGATTGATAAATATATTAAATTAAGAAATGAAGTTAAGAACGATTTAAAAGAAAATTTTATAACAGAAGAAGAATATTGGGAATATTCTGAAGAATACAGTGGAAATATAAGTAAGTTAAAAAAAGAAAAAGAAAAGTTAGAAGAAAGACTTGAAAAAATATCCTTTGAATCTGAAAACAATGAAAGTTGGATTGAAGAAATTAAAAAACTAAAAGAAATTAAAACATTGGATAGATTACTTATTGATGAGTTAATTGAAGATATAGAAATTGATAAGGAAAGAAATGTAAAAATAATTTTTAAATGTAATGATAAATATTTTGAGGCACTTGACTTTATAAATCGTAATAAATGTGATATAATATCTCCGAGTGAAAACGCAGAAATTATAAAAGCAAATTAAGTAATTAAAACATAGGAAGGATGTTTTTTTATGGAGAAAAGTAATAACAATGAAAAGTTAACTAAGGTCGGAATTAACTGGTAAGTTCCGACTTATGTTAAACCCACAAAAAATTATTTATTTAAAAGGACTTTATTTAATTTTCTTTTTGCATTTTTAGGGCAAAAAATCACTAAAATTTGATAGAATTTGAGGTAGTTACGACTTAAGTTAACGAAGACTAAAAATGAAACAAGAAAAAAAATTGTAAAAAAATTAATTAGTTATATATTATAATTGAATAGGAGATGGATTATGATAATTAGAAAATATAAAAGAAGTGACTTTGAAAATGTTTTTAAATTGTATCTTGCACTTGATGATTCAGAAGATAAATTTGATAGTAATTTGGTTCCATCAAAAAAAATTTTAGAAGAAGATCGTAAAGAAGTTATGAAAAGGCTTAATAAACGCAGTACAATTTGTTTAATTGCTGAAAATGATGGTGTTATATGCTGAGTAATTGATGGTTATATTATAGAAAGTATCTACTATAAAGAAAAAGTATCTTATCTTGATCATTTATATGTAATAGATAAATATCGAAGAAAAAAAGTTGGTCAGAGTCTTATAGAAGAATTCACTAAAATTGCTCAACAAAAAAATGCAAAATATTTAAAGTTAAATGCATTTGAAAATAATATTCCAGCTGTCAATTTATATAAAAAATTAGGATTTGAAGAATATTCAATATACTATTCAAAAAAAATATAACCAAAAGTGTAGATTTTGTTTAGAATTATGGTTGTTTTTGGTCAACTATGTATGAAAACGCAGAAAAAATGCTGTCAAATTAGAGAATTATAACACAGAAAGGAAGTTTTTTATGGATAAAAGCAATAATAATGAAAAGTTAACTAAAGTCGGAATTAACTGCCTGTCTTGTATTTATGGCGATTATCACTTAAACCCTTATAAAATGGGAGTTTTTAAGAATTGACATCTTGCAAGTTTTAATAAAAAAAGAAGTAAAAAATGAAAAAAATGGGTAAAATATGCTCGTTTTTGAGAAAAATTAGAGTACTGGCTTGTAATATGCCGACACATTTTATATTTATAAAAAGAGGTGAATTTATGGATTATAAATTGATTAAGTCATCTAATGATGATATCGAGAAGTTGATTGACTATAAAAAGAAAACAATTTTTGAATATGCTAAAGATTTATCAGAAAATGAAATTAATAAGATAAATAATTATGTAAAAAATAATGTGCCAAAACTACTTAATAATTATTCTAATATTGTTGTAGATGATAAAGTAGTTGGATGTTTATTATTAACTGATAAAGATGATGGTACATTGTTAGATGAAATATATCTTGAAGAAAAATATAGAAATAAAGGTATAGGAACTAGTATTATAAAAGAAGTTATAAACAATAATGATATAATATATTTATGGGTATATAAAGAAAATGTACAAGCTATATCATTGTATAAAAAACTAGGGTTCAATGTTATAGAAGAAACTGAATCTAGATATTATATGAAATATAGTAAATAAAGGAGTTGATCCAAATGAATGATGAAAAAGTGTTTCAAAAGAGTAATATCAATTGGTTGGTGACACTTTTTGCAACATTTTCTAGAAATGCTTATAAAATAAGGACTTGTGAGGATTAACATCTTACATAATTAATATAAAAAAATAGTTATAATTGATAAAAATAGCTAAAAATAGTAAAATTTAATGTTAGCATTTAGGGGTTGGTATTCCTGTGCAACACTTGATTGAAGAGGTGAAAAAATGAATTGTTATTTAAAAGAACTTGATTTAAACATGGGTAAAGATGTATATGATATGTATCAGGATATTCCTGCAAAAGAATCTGGTTCTACGAATGATTGTTTTGGAATAGGTTTTGATGATTTTCCAAAATATTTGGAAAAAGAAATAAATAGAAAGAATAATAAAGTTACATATGATGATACACCTACAACAACATATATAATGTATGTTGATAATAATCCAGTGGGATTAATTTGTTTAAGAACTGAACTTGATGATAATTGGATGAAATGGTCAGGCAATTTTTATTATAGGATTAGGATGTCTGAAAGAAAAAAAGGCTATGGAACTAAAATATTAGAACTTGCATTGGATGAATTTAGAAAATTAGGATTTAAAGAAGTATATGGACAATCATCAGCAGGGAATATTGGTTCTGCAAAAGTAATTGAAAATAATGGCGGAATACTATTAAATGAAATTAATGGAACACATTATTATAAAATAATATTATAAAAGGAGTTGACTCTTATGAATGAAAATAAAACTAATATAAATTGGTATATGGGGATATAAAGAAAACTCATAGCGAATCCTTATAAATAAAGGAAAAACTATTAAATACTTTTTACATCTTGATCGCGATTTTTGCTAAAAAATAAAATAAATGAAGGTAATGGAGTTATAAAGAAAACTTTTGGTAAAAGATGAATATATATTATGGGC